TTTGGTTGCGGTCAGCAAGTAGTCGGAGGGCTTGAGTTGTAGAGTCGACGAAGTCGTCATGCTTAATTGAACCTTCACCATGGAAACTACAAACCTGAGTGATTAGGGGATCTGCCCAGGAGCGTGGCATGCCAGGACGCTTTTCCGATTCCACTACCCAGACATGTCCATGAGCAAAGAGGTGAGATACGGCATGCAGTCGCTGAAGTTTGTCTGCCCTGCCTGGATTATAAGGGTATGCCAAAATATCTTCACGCGAGAGCATCTGTCTCAAAGAAATCCCTGACCCTTTATCCTCAATCACCAACAAATCAACCGCTTTGCCACCCAGGACTGAATGCTTAGGACCAACCAAGGGTTGGATGATGGGTCGGAAATCCTCATCACCGTATTTGACTTTGTACTCTTTCTTCACCCGTTCAATAAGATCTGGCAGTCCCAGATGATCTTGCCAGCAGTCAAGGAGCAGGAAGTGTGGTCGCTTCTCATGCCTGAACAATCCCCAGACAGAGCATGCTGTTGGGTCTGCATCATGTGTCTTTTTATCGGTTGTCTTTTCAGTAAACGCTGTGTCCAAGGACATGACAATGTACTCAAAGCCTGGCAACGGCTTGTCTGCAGGCCACAACTTGAATTGGCTTCTCTTCACTATGCCTGACTCTTCTGGGTCAATGACCTCGGCATAGATTTCTTGTCGCCCCAATTGGGTGCCTTCATACTGCGACAGTTGCTCTATGAATGACTTTGCCAAGTTGTCTTTGTTCTCATAAGTTGAGCCACGAGTCACATAGACAGAGCCTTTCTTCTTCTCACCATCCTTTATCAACTTCCTCACCAACTCAATGGGTCTTGGTGTGGTAGTCACAACTACTTGTGGGTGTTCGCCTAGACGCAATCCAAACTTCATCATGTCCCATGTCTCATCTGGGTATTGCCATGCTGCCAACTCATCGCACCAAACCCTATGATGCTGTGGACCACGAAGTCGATCTGGTTCTTGTGCTGAAAAACCTTTGATGACTGATCCATTTTCTAAGACAATTTCCGATATCGTTCGGTTATAAGAACGGATAATGGTTTCAGGTAAGACAGACAACATACCTGACTCCCCCTCAATGCATGTGTCTCGGATGTCGCCAGAGGTTGGTGCAATGATGGAACAACGGTGACCTGGGTTCTGTGTTGCATACCAAGCCGTGTCCTCCGCCCCTGTCCTTGTCTTGCCAAACCCTCGTCCTGCCAAGATCAACCAAACATCCCAATTACCGGCAGGTGTTCGTTGGTTGTCTCTTGCTGTGGCTAGCCATCTCATGCGCCAAGACAACAGTGTCAGATCAAACACTGACAACTCAGCAAGTGAGGTGTCTAAGTTGTTTGGGTCAATAGCAACGGTCACTTGGCACTCAGTTTGCTCATCGCTTGTGAGATCTCATCTATCAACCTTAGTCGAACTTCAATTGGGTTTCCATCAGCACCTGTGACTTCAATGGATCTGCGTTTGGAGTGCCCATATTGGACAACCTCTTTCAACGCATCCTTTCTGACTGCAACAGGAAGTTGCTTATCAAACGCTATCTCTGCCAACTCAGTCAATGGGTCACCAAACCGCTCAATGATGGCTTCCCATGTATCTTGCTGCGTTTTGCGCTTAGTTGTTCGCGCAGCTGGCACGCCAGGAACAGAAGCGGATAGCAAAGAAGCAGCTGGCTTTAGATCAGGTGGCATTTTATCCATACGACAAAAGGTAATGAGTTAATTTCGTGCCATTATAACTACAACTTCAAACAAATTGCCACCACCTTGTACACATACGTGAACCAATCCATAAATATTTTTATACAACCATAAGAAAAACCGTTGCAGCTAAGCCATTGTTAGTAATCAGTAACATATTAGCATTTATTAGCATTTATTAGTACTGCTATCAACAAATAATCTTTGTATCCGTGCATATTATTAGCATATTAGCATTTTCAACTTTTATATGAAAATAAAATAATTGGTGTTCTCTTTCTTCACGTGTACAAATCAGCAAAAAACTTTCCCCATTTAACACTAACTGCTTGATTTATATGAAACGGCATCAAACTCATTGCAAAGCCCAACCATAAAATCCTTCAACCCAACCTCCCAATTCACCATCTCAACCATGGAATATTGATTGATTTCGTCTGCAAAATTGCCAGGAATCGCAAAAAAACGGGCATCTAACTGCACTAAAACCCAACTTTTGCCGCCATTTTTGGTCTGATTAAAGTGCCAATTGATCTGTTCTTGTGTCAACCCACGCTGACTTTTGAACACCACTGTTTCCTTTTTGGCAGGTATCTTGCCATGCTTTAACTCTATCCATCCCTCTCGTCCTTTGACACAAAAATTTGCATCAGGCATCCCATCTATCACCCCGTTCTCCACCCTCTCCCATCTTCCTGGCAAATCTTGTCCTCGGACGATATCCCTCAAACGGTTCCACAATAACTTTTCTGACATCTGGCTTTTCCCTATTCATTGCCAACAAAATGGCACCCAAGCACACCCAAAAGGCAACGCCTGACACCATGAGCACAAAGATCAACACCGACGCCATTGCCTCCATTAGTGTCATGCTTTTTTCTCCTGTATATCGTAGAACCAATCATCGCCTGCCGCCCACTTCCGTGTACCATCAACAGTATAAAACTCTTTAGCTGCCTGAAAATCTGGAAACTTTGTTTCCGCTGCTATAAGGCTCTGGTCATACCACAAACAACGGTTGTTGGGTTGACAGGCAAACTGTCCATTATCCAACTGAATCCAGTTAAACGATTTGTGTTCTTCAGCCTGTTCTGTGAACCCGGTATCCAAATCCATGCCATCAGCGCAGAAATCCACTGTAAACATATAACGACCAAAGTGCCATTGCTTGTCTTTGCCCAAAAACTTAACGCCCAGATTGCGTAGTCCAATCTTTTCAATGATTGTAAACCTGTATCCCATGCAGTCCCACAATTGCAAGGTGTCAATAGGTAGACAGTTGCTCTCCGTTATCTCGCCCTCTTTCCACACATAAGCATGGATAGGCAACTTGTCGTACAAAGCGCCGTAGTTGGGCAACAATGATTCAATGCGAAACACCTGCCCTCTCAACGCCTTAAGGCTCACCCAAATGGCTGGCTCAAACTCCCCGTGCCCTTTGGTGTGGTTGTACAAAAACTCACGTTTTACAAAGCACTTGATGGGCGGTAATGATGAAACAAGATAGCTCATATGTTCTTCTCCATACATGCGTGCTCACTCGCCGCTGATTTGGTTGTGAAGATCAAATGGCATTTGGTGCATCTGTACAGCAACCCCTCCTCAATCACTGCCCACTTTGCCCCATGCTGCCCCCGCAACTTGCCAAAGAATGTTTTGATCGCTTCAATCATCTTTTAATCTCAACTGATGAACAAATCACATCTATGACCACCGGCACCCGTTGCCCATTGAGCACGGTGTAGCTGTAGATCATCCGCGGCCTCATGTTGCTGTTTCTGCACTCCTGCACCGCCTCTATCGACGCTGACCTGTCCATCGGATGCACCTCTCTTTGCACTACCATTTCTTGGAAATGCGATGGCTTGGCGGGTGCCTCACGGTACACCACAGGCGCAGGGGCGGGGGGCGTTGATGAACACGCACCTACTAAGGCGCAAAGTATAATTGCTGTTCTCATCTTTAATGCACCTCCTTACTACCTGCACCTACCCGCAACCCATCCGCGTACCCTCTTGCATAAGCCGCATCTGCCGCTTGTTGCAACAACGCGATCTGTGTCCGCATAGCTGTCTGCTCATGCAACACCTTATTAATCTGCTCATCCAACTCATCCATTACTTTTGTCATTTCACTCATCTCTTCATCCCCCTTATGTAAATCACCATGCTGTTAACTGTGTCATTGCCAAATGCCTTGAATTTTGCCACCTCTCTTGCTACTTCCTCAATCACTGCATTCCGCAACTCGTTGTAGAATTCTTCTTGCGTCCTGACTACCAAATCTGTGTTCTGCTGAATGTCTTCCAACACCGCATACGCCTCATCTATGTAGCCATCCCGCATCAGTTCCTTGGCCTTCATCAGCGCCATGATCTGCCGCTTTCTCACTTGAATATACCCCTAAGGTGCTCCGCTGCCATTTCTAGCACCATCTCAAAATCAACCCCTGCACGCCTGCACGCCTTTTGCCCCGCTTCAAGCAACTCCGCTACATCCTCCCTACTCAACTCCTCATCAAAGTCATACGCAACCCCGTTGACCTCAAACACATTGCTGTCCTCTGTCCTTGGATCATTTGGGTGACCCACACATGGGCCCCATGTCTCCTCATCCCCTGGTCCTGCTGTGATTCTGCTCATGCTGCTGCTCCTTGCACTTCTTGCTTCAAAGCGCTGTAGTGCTTCATGCAAAACGTCCACTCCTCTGCACTCATACTAGTCATAGCCATTGCACGTGGGTCAAACATGTTAAACAAACCGCCCTGACGAATGCTCTCATAGGTTTGCCAATTCTTCAATTGTTGCTCTGTGAACTTCATCACTCTTCTCCTTCTTTCTGTGGTTTTGGACAATTCTCTGGCACCTTCACCAGAACGTAAACGGCTGCATACCCACCGCCCCTCTTCAATGGCTGTTGCCACCTATCTATGTAAACATCTGGCATTTGGCGAACAGTGCTAGAAATATTCGCATACTTCCGTCCCGTCACCTCCTCCAACTCCCTAATGGTCATCCCATCTTCTATCTTTTTAAGTGCCCTCCTAATGGCTTTTATCAAAGCGGGTGAATCTAGATTCATTTATACAATTCCCAAATCAAATAAACACACCCCACAATAGAAACAACAATTACCACCATGCTTATGATGTCCATACCGGTGCCTCCTCATAGTTGTCTGGGTTGAAGGGGACAGGGCGGTTGCTTTTATCTTTTGGATTGGGAAAAGGTGGAAAAGGCCATGTAGTCATATAGTCACCATCAGCACATGAGTTTCAATACGGTCAACTACTGATGCACACTTACCACCAATGTGCCACCTGTACTTCCTTATGGGTGTCCGCTCCATTTTCCAGTCATAAATCGTTGCCACCTGACCATCACCAAATGTGATAACCCATTCGCATGTCGTCTTGTCACCGTTGTGGTACAAAGGCAACCCAAAGGCCTCTTTGAGGTCTTCATAGCTTGTCTCTACAT